GTGCGTATTGTATATCAAAGGTAGGAATTAGACACCTCCTGATTTCTTTGAAAATAATCCCTTATCTGCTGCATTGCCAAACCCTGTAAGTAGTGAACTGCCCGCCCCGATAAACGAAGCAGTTCTTGCGCTTCTTCCGGCCTGTCGAGCATTTTTCCCCTGCATTCTTTGGAGTGTGGCTTCTGACCGTAAACCCCTTGCTTCTTCTGCACCGCTAAATCCAATCATCAGATTCTGCAATTCATCCTGCTCGGCCTGCTGTGCCTGAATCAGCAATGGCGTACCGGAAGTAGAAACAACTCCTGACGCACCCATATTGGCAATCATCGTGGACTGTCTGCGTTCAGCATCTTCCATCTGCTGTTTCTGCTGAATAGCCGTTTTCTGCTCTGTCATCCGGGCTTCACGTTCAGCCAGCTTAGCGTTGTACTCTGCCATGTTCTGTGCAGACTTGCCCTCGGCGTTTGCGGCCATACCAGAGTAGGCTTGACCGCCTGCGCTGATTGCCGCACTTACTAACATAATTGCTGCGGGAGCCATGTTATTTTTCCTCTTTAAATGTCATACTGTATATATCTCCGGGTTCATCGCCAAAGAAGTTCTTTGCCGTGTACTCATAACTAAATCCTAAATGTTCGGCAGTTCTTGCCCCGGCCTCGAACCCGCATTCGATATAGGCTTCGTATCTTCGTATTCCGACTGTTTTTGCAAGTTCCAGCATCCATTCTTTTATACATCTGTAGGTGATTATAATATGCTCTTTTGCAAACTCTGACAAATCAATCCATGCGTAAGCGGTATAATTATTGAGCATCTTCGCCCCGCCGATCACCAGAACCTTGCCCTCATGCTCCAAAGTATAATTGTACTCCGTCTGCCCGGGCATTGCTTTCCAATGCTCTTTTCCATACAAAGCATGTAAAGACATAAAGGCAATATCAGATTCTTGTAGCTGTCTAAATTCCATATACTAATTTCCTACTAATTTATGACAAATTAGCATTACCCAGTACGGTCGAGGTCCACTGCAATGCAGCGCACCACAAGCGGAAGCGGAGCGTCGCTGCTGATAATTACAGGATTTTGGGGGTCGTAGCCAGCCGCCTGACATACTTCCACTTCACCGGTTAGCAGTCCAGTTATTTCAGATGTATTGGTTACGCCGACTTCGTTTAGGTCAATATCTCTCTGGTCTGTGCTGTCAGGTCCGTATTTGCAAGCCCCCGTATCCAGCAGAGAAATAACCAAGCTGTTGACTCTGGTTTTCTTTCCCAAACTGTCACCAATGACCAATCTCATAGGTTTTAATGTTGATGTATAAGCCAGCCCCACCTGTGCCTTTAATGCCGCAGTTGTCACCCCTGCAATTTTAATTGTCACTTGTCCACTGGATACAACAGCATCATCAGCCACAACGCCATCGGCCAAAATCTTAACGGTCTCCCCTTCGAGGTGGTCAAGGCCGGATAATGTTGCAGATGCGGGGTCATTAGTTATCGTAATGCCGCAATCGACAAAGAAAGCGTCGGATTTTGCTGTAAAATCTCTCGGCATCATCTTTTCTATATAGACGACTGTGGCTGAATTTATCGTTCTGGATACAGACACATAGATAATATCTTCTGTGGCTCCCGGTATCCTGCATACACTTTGAGCAAGACCGTCACCGCCAAGAGGATGTTTGGCATAAGCCATGACATTTTGTTCTCGGTCATAAGAAAAAGAAATCAAAGAACCGTCAGTCAATGTCATCAATAACATGGATTCAGGATTTTTAACCCTGCACCATGAAGTAATGCCTGTCTTTGTAATGTGTTCAGCCAGTACAGTCAGGTTTGGCGATTCATGTTTATCGTCAATCAGGGCCATTTCGCGGATTTTCCGAAGTACGAAATCGACATACAGGATTGCCATGCCGCTTTTTAACGGCTGTACCCTGCTGCTTCCCCACACGGTCTGCTGTTTGACACTGAAATTAGTCGGGGTCAAGGCCGTGCCGATTTTATTAGAACCAATCTGCCATTCATCGCCTGCCGTGCCGACCAGAAGATTGTCCAGAGAATGAACCCACCGGCCCTCGTTGGTTGATGGAACAACGACCATAAATGAGTCCGCGTCTTTCGTTCCCTCTTTGAATTTATTGTAATCATGTGTTTTTGACAACCACGCACACAATTCAGTTAGCGGCGGAATATAGTTCTCTGCGTCCTCGACTGTAAATGTCCATTCATCACCAGTAGTTGTTCCATACGCATTAGTCGCGTCAACCCTCCATTTATAGATTCTTGCTGCCTGCAAAGACCATCCAATAATCGTCTGCGTAGAATATGTAATTTCCAGCGGTATTTCTATTATATTTCCGGTTCCACCGTCGTAATAGACGGAATAATAATCCGCAAGAGCTCCCGTCGGAGATGGTGTCCATGCCAGATAGTTCAGTCCTGAATCCACATCAACCGCGTCATCTAATGGCGTCAAGGCTGTTGGTTTTTCAGGCGGCAACTTATCAGGGTCCACATTGATTTCATAACCAATGTAATACATAAAAAAAGGCGGGTCTGTTAATTGACCACAGTTAAAATACTGAACTTGGTCATAAGCATCGCCATTACTCCAGCCATACATAATCATAGGCTGTTCACTAATTTCGACTCCATCGGCATCTAAAAGTTCCGGCGAGAAATATCGGGCCGTATCGTCGCCCCAATCGTCTGAGTCCGTCTCCCATTCGGAGTTATTAAAATCATATCTTCTGAACGCTGTCGGAGAAACCCCCGGATTAGGCAAAGCATGAAATCGGTACTCTATATTTATTTCCGTATTTAACCCCGACGCTTGCAAAGAAACCATGAGGCCAACTTTGTCTTCTTCCCATATCATATCATGCCCACTCCAGAGCATGGACACGCCTTCCCATGTCAGATATTTTATGGATTCATCAAATGTAATCGGTTCATCTAACACGAAAACAGGAAGCTGGTCTTCGGATATATTCTCCGTTAAAGCTTTCCAGCTAAGAGAGCCTTTATTTGGGTATTCAATATAAGACCTTGGTACAGAGTTCGCAGATATTGATTTTGTTGCCAGCAAAACCGGAACGCCGGGATAACTGACCAGCCATAATTTTGCGGTAAATGCTCCAATCGGAACCACAAGTTCGTCGCTCAGGTGTTGTTTCTTTCCTACCCAGACGCAAAACGGTATTCTTATTGAAGCAATTGTCTGTGCCATATTATTCAGGAGTCTCGATATGTAACAATACTGGTTTCTGAATCACTCTTTCGCCCATCAATACACAGCGTCCCTCAAAGAAACAGATAGACCTCGGATAAGTACGGATAGGACTCCATGCGCCTTCGGCCCATCGTTTTGTTGTTGCAGTTGAAGCAACATTGGCTATTGGGTCTGCGACCGCGTTTTGGCTGTCAACTACAGCCGTAACTTTTACTATTCCCTCTTGCAGCCGTTCTTTAATTTCCAAATCGCCCCTGAAAGACGCGCTGGCTCCGGTCGTTGCTATTCTAAACCTTGTCTTGTAAGAATTCTCGATAAATGTATAGTTGGCATTCTGTTCTGCGCTTTTGCTTCCCTTCCACGTTCTGAATGTATCCCAACCGGCCCCATTTTCATTTCGCTCAATTCGTATTTCACCCGTCCATATTCCTCGCGTGATAAACTGGATTGAGCCGTATCCTTCCGTGGAATCCGACGTTCCATTTCCTGTCAAAGAAACTACCGCGTCCGGCTTTGGGTGAATCAGCTTGAAAATAGCCCCAATATGTCCAGCTTCAAATATGTATCCCGTACAAACTAAATTTCCGGACGAAAACGACATTTCAGCAAGACTGATAGTGTCCGGATGAACAAGGTCGTTTCGTTCCAGAAAAGGCCCTTCGTCATAAGGTATCACATCCAGCGAAAAGGTTGTTGCTGATGTTCGCGTCAATTTTCTTGGAGCATAGCTTTCGTGGACAATCCACATTGTATCGCCAATTTGATAGACGTGAAGCTGAAACAAATGTGCAGTCAGATAGGGTGATACAATGGATGTTATAATGGCATCATTGTACCAGAGACGAATATATTCATTGCCAAACTCCGCAACGTAGGCAATCGTTGAATTATAGATAAAGTCTATGTTTCTTACCAGCGTCGATGATGGCAGGGTGGTAAACGCCCATGTAGTGCCTTCTGTTGTACCTTCACTGTTTACAGCATCAATCCGCCATTCATAATCCGCATTAGCCGTAAGCATTCCGGGTACATCATAAGACAGGGCTGTCTGGCCAGATGAAACTATTGCCATTTCACCGGCGTACCCAAAATAAACATCGTATGATGTTGCCAGAAATCCATAGGCCCAAGAAAGCGTTGGTGACAATATAGATACTTTTGCGCCAGCATCTTCCGGGCTTGGAGTAGTGACCGCCAATGGCGGCGAAGCGTCTTCGTCGTGTGTTACAAATAATAAGTCGTAACTATAATTGCTCCAGGTTGACCCGGAATTATCAGATTCAGTCTGAACACCAACCGCATAGGACGGACTTAATATAATCTTTTGCCATCTTATATAATTACTGACAGATGTTCCCGTTGAGTTTCTAACAACTATCGCATACATTGTTCCGGATGTCAGCGCAATAGATGTCGCAAAAACAATATCATACCACTGGTACGAAGTAGTCAATAGTGTGCCGCTAAATGTGACAGAAAGCAAATTCGCCCCGGTTGGCTTTGCAGTTGCAGGGTCATTAGTGGTACAGGCTCGAATGGCAACGGTTATTGTTCCCGGAGTACCATTTTTCAAAAGCGATAGATGTACCCTTTTTATATTATAACTATCAGACGCAGTAAAAGTCTGCGCGACCCAATGAGCGGTATATACGCTTTCATATGTACCACTTACGCCGCCATTGTCATAATAATCTTTTATGCTCATGTAATTTCCGGCGTTTCAAGTATTCCAATAAAGTACAATCCCGGCCTTCTCTCGGCCCCGCCGTAAATCGTGGGAAACATATTTTCCAGCTTTTTACAGCCGGAAGCGTTTTTCTCTGTGTCCACTCGTTCATGGATTTTTGGCGATTGCTCGCCGCCTGAAAATGTGGTAATTGCGACGTTAGCCATATTCACAGACTCTCAGTCGTTATCACTTTTTCCAGTTGTTTCGTTTCGTCGATTACGTTCTGAACAATCCTGCCTGTCTGCTGTAACTGCTGAATGCTCTGTGTAATTGGGGTTAAATCTGTATTGCCGAAACTGACAACACTAAGATTGGTTATTTCCTGTGAACCGCTCCACTCCATAAATCCCTGCGATATATTCATGTCGGACACGGCGGGGTTTACTCCTGCCCTTGCACAGACAAACACTTGATAAACCCCTGCCGTCGTTATCAATACTGGAAAGTCAGCATAATACATCTTTCCGCTGGCAACTAATGGTATATCGTAATTGGTGACATTCGCCGCGTTCCAAACGACAAAAGCAGGCGTTCCAAGCGAAGGGTCCCAGATATACCCGTCACTTGGCCGCTGAACAAAGGCATATAAGGCCGTTGTTCCATCGTAAGCCTGATAAATCTCTTTTGACATTAGAACAGGTATCCGTAAACATCGGCAACGCAGGTTAATTCCGCTCCGTTGGCCTGTGTGATTTCCAGCGAAAATGCACTTAATGCAGGAATTAAATCAACACATACCGGAGTTGCCGCAGGAACAGGTTGTAAGATAATTACCTCTGTAGCGTAGGCCGCTGTAATGTTACTTAGTGTTTGATTGCCAAGAAATTCATCACAACTGCCGCCACCCTTACCAAGTGTAATAATCGGCGGTGTCGCGTTTTCCTCGGCAGAAAAACTACGCAATAATACAGCAAAAGGAACGAAACTGTATCCGGCAGGGACAATGTAAAGTACTTCTTCTACATCTGCAACTGCGGCCAGGTTTACGGCCACTCCTTTTGCCACACATCCCAAAACGTATAATTGTGCATTTACGCTCATTTCAAATCCTTTCTAATATCCATGATAAACTTAACTTGAGTATCTTGCCAAAACAAAGTCATTTCTACCGCTAACGTTTATTTCCTGCTAATATCCGCCCAACTTGGACTTCTTACCCGTCGATTGAGGCGTTAAGTTTCCTGTCAGAATTGAACTCTGGTAGCCCATTTGTTTCCGTACTCTCTTGGCCGCATCTTCACCGGCTTCCGGGGCGGATTCAGGTATTGCCGCAGGAGGCGGAGGGGCAGGTGGTTTTATACTCTTTGGTTTACTCATGTATAACTCCTTACATGTACAATTCCATCGCCGTAACGAGCTTTGTTCCAGTCGCTTCGGCCTGTATCATTTTCCTCGCTTCCGCAGATTGACCTTGCGCGTGCGGTTGCGACCTGTAAATCCTGTTTAAGATTTTGAAGCATTTCAGACGATTTTGTTCCGGCAATGACATTGACGAATTTCAGGGCCAGACGCAGCGTAAGAATCTCGACAAACAGCGGGTCAAATAAAGTGGTGTCCGTGACTTTCTTGACGTACAAGACCTGACCTGAATCGTCATTGCTCAATAGTCGATTACCTTCGATGGTTCTTCGGCTTCCGCTGTAATTCCTTCTGAACCGTATAAAATCAGCAGGCAAAAGGAACTGATAGTCAAAGCCAAATTCCGGTGCGTACAGAGTCAATGATGGATAGCCGGTTGAACATACAAGCTGGTCTGAATCCGCCGTGTCATACCATACGACCTGCTCATCATCCATGACAACGGGTATGCCCTGCCAGACCACATCTTCGACCGTGGCATTGGTAATGGTTTCGCCATCTTCAAACGTACCGTCCAGATAGGCGATTTCATATTCCACATCTGAAACGACCGTGATAATGGTTGCTGTGGCTTCTGAACTGACCCCGGTAATGACATCGCCAACAACGAAAGCGGCAGGGCCGGGACTGGTGTCAAATTCGATGGTATAAATCGGCGACAGGGTATCTCTGGTACGAGCAAACGGAAATTCAAACGACCGCTGTAAAGCGTCTCTGGTCTGGACATAAAAATCGTTGGCGGCAATGCCTTCCGGAGTAGCCGCCTGTGTAGCCAGAACAACCTTCTTGCCGCCCATTAAAGAGAAGCCCTGATTGCAGAGGTCGATTTCGAGTTGCGTTAAAGCCATACTTCACCTCAATATGGCCGGGGGACGCTCGGAATTCCCCCGGCCCGAACCATAACAGAAGTCTAAGGTATCAAGTTTCCCTGCTTATCTCTCGGCCAGACATTAAGTTTATCTGAGCCGAATCCGCAGGTCGTTTGAATCCTGGTACGATACGTCGGTTCGCCGTAGCGGGTGGTAAAGCCCGCTTTGGCTGTCCGCCTGTTGGCCTCGTCTTTTACATCACTTTCGCTGACGTTATCCGGAACCAACTCGTACTTGGTTGTATGTCTTTCAAATTCCATTACGGATTTTTAGACGCTGATTTGGAGCATCAAAAGAGGTACTCCGCTGGTAGCACTTCCGCCAGTCACGGTCGCCGTGGAATCAATAATGAATCCGGCCATTTGATACCCGGATTCGACGGTCAAATAGAGACCGGCGTTCACGCTTCCATCGCCGACAAAGTACATTGTCCTGTCGTTTGCGGTTGCACCAAAGGCATGACCACCACCACCAACAACGTAACACGGACCCCACGTTTGAATAAACGAGTTGTGTAGGATTGTCGTGTTAAAGTTGGGAACTCCCATGAACGCATTGAAGTTCAGGTTTCCGTTTCCGAGATAGCGATACGGATTCAGAATCATATCGCACCATCCGGAAGTGGTATAGGATTCTTCGATTGCCCCGTCAACCCAGACTCGGATTGTACCGCCAGCCGTACTCACATAGTCGTTTCCGACAATGCAACGGGTTATGGCCGACAGTCCGGTTTCCTGTATTTCTACATAACCGCCAGCCAGTTCATCTTCTTCGATTGCACCACCACCATATCCATTGGTGTTCGCAATGGTGATTTTGAAAGACAAATCCCCGGCTGTAATTGCGGCAGGAAGAACTGCTCCGTTCTGTGTTGCTACGTCACAGTAATTTCCTGCGCCGTAAGCGGCTTTCAGGGCTGTCCTTGCGTTGCCATACTTGAATACACGGCCATCAAACGTCAAAATCCGTTTTCCATACCGGAACATCTTGTCAAGACTTTGCTTGTAAAGATAGTTACCGCGAGGCCGTCCATCTTGCTCTGCATCAAAACTAATACTTCTTTTTCCAGGTGTTAATTCAGTTCCCATTTTAAAATCTCCCTATATAGGTTAAAGATTTTTTTAAAGAACCGCAGGCCGTTTCCAGTCTGCGGCATTACTTCACGATAAATCTGTTCTATTAGCCAAACGAGGCATCCAGAACAGGAGCCTTCTTGACAAGGAACGGCACAATGCCTTTACCCTGCAACCGCGTTGCCCCGGCCATGTATCTGGCCCAGACGCGGGTAGCAAAGTTGGTCTTGGATTCCTCGGCGATACGAGTCTTGAGTTCGATTGCTGTGGACATCAGCAATGCGTTCTTGTGATACGCTACGCAGCGATAAGCCCCAGTATCGACTGTATCGGCTGTGAATCGGTCAGCAGGCAGCCAGTGGAATGTGAATCCCATGAACGAATTCAATTCGCCGTTGGTCAGAGCCTTGACGGTATTGTAATCCGTGCTGGTTGTCTTTGCCGAACTCAACAGATACCACTTCTGGTCTGTATTGGCGACCAAATGGCGGTCGGTTGCAGGCACAGAATTGTTATCCATCATACTGCCAATCAGGGCAATCTTGCCGAGAGTCAGGCCGGTTTCGGTAGTGTCGGTGAACGCGGCTCCGGCAGTTGTATTTGTCCCGTCAGCATTGACTCCTACACATTCGCCGACATCATACCAGTTGACGGCGGTTGTGCCTTCCTCGCCGGAATAGGCGGTGGCATAGACGGCTTCCAGAATCCGTTCATCCCAACCACGATGGGCGGCATTGACGGCGTTTTTCATGTAATCACTGGAAGGGTCGCCGAGGGTTTGAATGACATCAATATCTTCAACCAACTCGCTCCATGTCCAGCTATGAAGCGTACACCACCGCGTGATGTGGTCGGTTGCGATGTCCGGCGAATTACTGTGACGTGCGACATCCCATTGTCCCTGAGTTGGCCCAATGAAATTCCACGCCTTTTTCTTGGCTTGCTGTGTTTCGTTGCGGACAGTAGAACGAAGATATGACTGGTCCTGCTGATACAGGAATTGCCATGCCATATCATGCTGCCGTATGAATGTTTGGTCTAAAGTGAAAGCACCCATGATGTTTCTCCTAAAAAACGGTTTATAATACTTTTAAACGACGATTTTCAGAAGTTTATCCTTACGGGTACTTCTTACGCTTTAAGTCCGCTCGACTGTGAATTTTGGCTTTCCAGCCGCCGTTCCTTTTAGGTTATCGGCATATTGAATACTGGCTTTGGCGGAAGCCGCCGAGTCAGTAAACTAATCTTATCCAAAATTTCCTGATGTTTTTCACGGTCTCTTGGATTCATACTACTGCGCAATTTACCATCTGCAATCTGTTTTTGCAAGTCTAATATCTGTTCTTCCACAGATTTTGCCTCCGGACTGTTGGCATCCGCGATAACTGCCGAATCTTCAATGCCGTATTTTTCCTCGGTATTGGCAAACATTTCCAGCAGAAGTGGGCGTAAATGTGCGAATTCCGGGGCATTAATTCCACCTTCTCTGGATTTCTCCGGAAGTCCAGCGGCGTTTGTAATCTCCACTTCCTTGCCGAATAGGGCCTCGTATTCGTCCTGACTGAATGTTCCGGCCATTTTATCGACAAACCGGCGCGACAATTCCTGTCTCTGTGCCAGTTTGGGGCCATATTTATTGTGCATTTTGGCATTGGCGTCATCGGTTGCCTGCCGCATCTGTTTGTCATAATCAGCCAATGCTTTGGTGATATGCTTTTCATAGACAGCCATTGCCGCCTGAACCTGGCCGGGTGCGAAGTTTGCGGCATGAAAATCAGTCATGGCAACTTTCAGCGCGTCCTGGTCGATTTCGAAACCCTCGGACGGGGTATATTTGTAGCCGGACGGGTCGCCTGGGATACCCAACGCTTCACGGTACTGTTGAACTTCAAACGGTGACGAATTGGGGCCGATTGGCAGTATTCCCTTTGTGGATGAATACTTTCCGATTGTCTTGGCCTGATGTCCGGCGGTCTTGGCAAGGTCTTTAATGTTGGTTGCGAAGGTGTCATAGAACTTTTCGTTCTGTAAATCCTCCGGTAATAGTGCCTTCTTCCAGCCTTCTTTGAAGCTGCCGTCAGGATTGATGAAGCTGGCTATGTCCGAGGTCTGAGTTTGAGCCGTTTGGGTTGTTTGTGTTTGCGCAGTCTGCGATTGCGCTTGCGTTGACTGTGCGGCATTTTCTGTTCCTGTCTGTTCTGTTGCGGTTTGGGCTTCCTCTGCCATAATTTAATCCTTTAAATATACTTTTCTTCTGGTTCTGGTTCCGGTTTTATCTCATTTAAGTCTTTTTCTGTCTTCTTTAGAATATGAAGTACCACGGAACGCTTGCCTTCATTCCTGAATACCTCATATATATCAGTCCGTCCCTGATTGTCTTTGGGTATTACCGACAAATCAAAATTAAACACCGACCGTAAATTTTCAAGAACTTTTTTTCCTGCTTCCGTACAAAACACCTGTTTATACAGAATCACAAGGTTTTTTTCAGCTTCGGTCATTTATGGACACCCTGAATCGTTCCCTTGTTGGCTGACGCATAAAAGACCTGTTTGGCTTTTTTGCCATACTTACGCTTCATGGCGTTCATAATCTTTTTTCCTTTGGGGGTCAATGGCATAATTACGCTCCCATCCCTGCCATCATCGCCTCGGCAGGGCTTCCGTCCTCGGCTTTTCCGGTAAGTCCTTTGTATGCGGAACCGGCAGCCTGTGCAGCCATCATCATCTTTTGCTGCTGCATATCCTGTTCACGTTTTTGCCGGATTGCCGCTTTTTCTTCCGGCGTGTTGAGGTGTTCAACCTTCATACCATAATTGAGCAGGACATCCGGCAAGGCACGGTCAAGGTTAATCTGGTCACTGACTTCGGGGAACGTCTGTGCCATGACCGTAATCATCTGCATACCTCGTTCAAAGCCTCTGGCCTGCATATCCCGCATGGCCATTGCCAGACGACCCATATATTCAATGCCGAAACTCTGTCCTCGTAAAACAGAAGGCGGCGGCGGAATGACGGGATTTCCATTTCGGCTATTTCGCATTAACAGCTTGATTATGCGGGTAATCTGCGGAGTAAATAGTTCGCTTTCCATCCGAGATACCGGCGAAATCAACTGCGTCATAGTTTCCTGATTAAGCAGTTCAAGGTGAAGCTGTACCCGCCTGTCGCCTTTTAAGTCGGCAATCTTTGAAAACAGGTCGGAATAAAACCCTTCCTTGATAATCTGTCTCTGGTCTTGCAGGGCTTCCACTGTGACGGGGATATTGCCGTTCATGGCCGGATTCAGCGGGTTAATGGAATTTCGCTCCATGACATCGGTTCTGCCATCCGGCTTGAGATTTACTTCACCCTCGACATTATTGGCAATGACCTCATACGGCGGGTGATTGTGCCGGTTGGATGATTCCATATAGTCCATGCGCATCTGCTGTAATTCTTTGATGAATGACAGCATGGCAAGGCCGCGACCCCTGCCCCACTTCTCACAGGACGCTTTTTCCCATCTGGGAACGGCAAATGGGAACTCCTCGTATCCACCCTCTTTCATTATCAGCTTTTCAGTTTCATTGACATAGACGCTTTCAAACGGCATGTTCATTTTGTCAATAAGCTGATAACATCTGCGGATTCTTGGCCGGACAACATGAATACAGGAGAACTTCTTGCTCTCGGTTTTCATCTTTTCAACTGCTTCCAGCACTTTCGGGCCGGGGTTATCAAACTGGTTGACAAGCTGACGGGCCGTTCTTTCGTACTGCAAATACATCGTATCGACTGTACCCTGCTCGTTTTCCTTGAAGGTGTACATGGAAACATGCCAGTCTTTAAAATTGAGTATCTGGGTCTTTGTGTCCCATTCGCTGTAATTATTACCGATACCAAAGCCGATTGAAGCCTTGATAGTATTATGCAGATTGGTCATGTAGTTGGTTTTAAATATCTCGTCGTGGACAATCTGGACGGCAATGCCAATCCATCGCTTGACTTCATCCATTTCGGCAATCTGCCGGTTATCGACAACGATATTGAAAAAGAAACGCTCTCTCGGTATCCATGCGCCGATATATCCTGCGGCAGCCTTATCCAGAGCAAACATGGCGGTCGGGTCTCGAATGTCCAGCGACTTATCTTCTCCGAATGTTTTCTTGCTGGTAATCTGGTTCTCAACGGGATAGCCCAGGTCGGCAAACTGCTGGTACTTATCCAGCATATTGGTCGCCTTGCCTCTTTCCTCGTTGACCTCGGAAATGATTTGCTCGGCTTTTTCGTCGTTCATATTAATCATTTAGGCGGTAAAAGATTTGTACCTTATCCGTGCCTGTACTGTAGAATTTCAGGTCAGCAAGGTCTCGCATCGGGAACACATATTTATTAACTCCCACCAGAAGTGGACTGGTGTCGGCTGGCGTGGTTCCATCGGTCACGAAATAAATGGCCGTTGAACCCGTTGACCTCTCAAACCAGCAGGATTTAATCAGAAACTTCGCTGCTTTCGCAGGGACTACTCCGTTGGCCATAGTCACCATGACATGACTGCATGTTTTGGAATTTTCGGTTAAATCCGCTGCAACATCCGGTGAATCAGTTGACATCTTTTTGTCTCCTAAATTACATTGACAAAACCAACATTTTATTTAAAATAATCGGGCCGAAAGCAGGTCGTATCCTGTGTTCAGCCCTAAACAATACCGTCATGGAGAACGATAATGTCTGAACCGCTTATAACAAGATACTGTCATCATTGCAATAAAGTCAAGTCTATTATGGAATTTTATAAAAATAAATCCAAGCCTGATGGATTACAAAATCAGTGCAAATCATGCCAAAAAACACGCTGGCTATCAGAAAAAGGAAGGGATTATCAAAGAAGATACTCAAAAAGCGATACTGGTCGTATTTCTCGACAGAAACATTTGCAAAAAGAATCTTCTAAATTTCGCCTACAGGAATATCGAAAAAAATACAGATTAACACACAGAAAAACAGTTAAGGCTCACGACGACACGAATCACGCAATAACGGGAGGGAGAATTCCTCGGCCATCAACTTTAAAGTGCATTTACTGCAACAATATGGCCAAAGAATATCACCATGAGGATTACGATAAACCCTTGCTTGTTGTGCCTGTTTGCAAGGAATGCCATATAAATATCCATATTAAATATACCTCTGTTGTTTCATAACGAATTGCTCTTTAGGATTGTCTTTCTTGGAGGAAATTACCACGGACGATTTTTGTCCGGACAAGATTAAATAATTTACGGCGTGCCTGTAGTGGTCAGCAGAACCCTTGTACCTGAACTCCGGCAATCCTGTCTTTTCGTTCTTGGTCTGGATTTTAAACGGGTCGCATATCTGCTTAATAAATTCTTCACAAAATTCCTGTCTTGGAAGCGTTATCTTCTTTTCTATAAAGATGTTATGTGTCATATCCATAACTTCTGTTCGGTTGGCTTTGATAATCATATTTACATCGTCAAAGCCAAATGCGCCAACCGACCGGCTTGTACGATAATCAACCAAATAAGCCCTGCATTTCATGGCCTTTAAATTTTTTTGAAATTCTTTTGCCGCATGAATATCGGGTGCTACGTCGATGCCAGCCGTCCTGACGTTGAATCTCTTGGCAATGTCGTACAACTCTTTGAAGTCCTGACAGGTTCCTGCCTTGAAAATCTCGTATGTTTCACGTGAAACCCTTGAACCGATACAATAATGGATGATTTTCATCACATCGACACCCATGACGCAGGGGCCGTTGTGTCCGTACAGCATGGGTTCACGCCCGCAGCAAGCCCGGACATCGGCATCTTTAAGCTGGTCTTCTTTGCTGGTATAGGGTCTGCCGAGTTTATTTCGCATGACATCACCCAGATTGCCTTCGGGCGGGTTTTGGAAGTCCTGCAAAATATCCCATGCGTTGCTTCGGACGCTGTTTAGGTGAGACCAGTGGCGGCCAATCCATTTCCTGTTGTCGGTGTATTTCGGCACATACCCGGACGATTTACCGGTTTTCTTGTCAAAATAAAACATTGGGGTCAGTTTTCCGCAATGGATGCAGTGAATCAGTCCGCGAATACACTCCGGGGTAATTATCTTGTCTGGTCGGATAAAGAATTCTTCGTCGGGGCATGTATATTTCATGCAATGCGGACATAGTCTATGCCAAAACCGCTGTGTAGATTGAATAAATAGCTTATGGGAGCCGCTGTTTTCAGACAGAGGATTTGAGATAATCCGTTCCTGCTTGATTTCGCTGTCTGCTGACCGTCCCCGGAGTTTTTCCAGCACATCCGGGTCCATTTCGTCAAATTCATCACAGATAAACTTGTCGCAGGGTCTTGATTTCAGGGTTGACGATGTTTTTTCGCCAGCATCTCCCCTTTTCAGCATGGCGGTCAGGAAGTAGATGTAAGACCGGCCAATTTTCTTTAGGTCAGCCGAGTCAGTCCCACCCTTGCCGCCAGATTGAATATAGCGGCTGATTGCCGGGTTGTCGGCGATCAGGGGGTTCCACTTGGTTTTTGACATGGATTGAACGTCGGTGTCGGTCGGCATGGCATAGATGATGCCCTTTGGGTATCTGCCGTGAATGCAACCGTGAATGTCGGTCAGGGTTTCAGCCATGCTGAACCCCCCCTGTGTTCCCTTCATGGTGATTTCACACTGGCCGTCTGATACCATCGGCTCCCAGAGATATTCCCTGCCGTTGGCAACAAAAGGGCCGTCTGGAAGTACAAGCTTGTTGCTTAAAGCCCAATTCCACGCAAAAGCGGCGATGAGCTTGTCGTTTATTTCTTTTCCGGCCTGTACATCGGATTCCGAGATTTCCTGTTCGGCGGTGTTCATACCGCCAATTATAGGGAAATTGTGGATAAGTCAAGAAGATACTGCCTATTTTAACGGTTGTAACGA